CATACAATTTCCTTTGTGTGTTATGTCTGTATGGAGTGGTCGGTATCTATTAAATTTTTATAACGTTGCCTAAAGTCGGCAAACGTGGGGTTGGTATCAAGCAGTAGAGAAAACAAATAGCGTTCAGTTATGATATTCTCCACGCTGTGATAGTGTTGCACATCATAAGCATGCCATTGATGTAACGGAATCACAGTTTTAAAATCCACAGTCACATCCTTGTGGTAGATGTTGGCAGCACTGGAAAGATCGGGATTGGGTCGCGATTCTTTGTAAAATACTGTGCGAACATCCGGACCGCCAAGCTCTAGCAAATAGTTTATGGCAACATATCTTGCACGATCACAATGTGGTGGACTTTGACTGGGAACCGACAATACATTTTTAATTTTACCAACCACTGCGGATACAACTGTGTTTGGAAAAAATTTCTGATAAACTGCTCTAATTTGATTTTGTATTTCGGCAGACAGTACAGTGTCTTTGGTGCCGTATTCGTGTGCAGCCACAGGGATTTCGTTGCGATGAAAATTGTCGACCCAGATCCTGTGTTCTTCAAACAAGGGGATTTGTTGGCAACAGTTGATCAACTGGGTTGCCAACGCTGTCGGCGGCGCAGGCAAATTTAAAAAAGCTACTTTAAGTGTCGACATTGTGTTATCTTACTTATACTGGTGCGAGTGGCCGGAGTCGAACCGGCACGCCCTAAGACGGGAGATTTTAAGTCTCCTGTGGCTACCATTACACCACACTCGCATTAATCTGGTACCCCAACCCGGACTCGAACCGGGACGCCGAAGCAGTAGATTTTGAGTCTACCGTGTCTACCATTCCACCATCGGGGCGTCTAAAAGTCTGCGGTAACAGGCTTCAAATCTTCCACATCAGCTAGTCCGTCTTGGTTGTAACTGATGGATCCTCCGTAATAACCATTGTGGCTGTTACGAACTTCTAAATCTATATATCCACGATCTGTGCGGATGGTCACAAATGCGTCATCGACGCACTCGTGTTCATCTTCGAGATCTTGTCTTTCAAAATCTTTTGACTCTACAGCCAACACTGTTGCACCACGCAGGATATCAAAAGAGTTGCCACTGCCCAGTACAGAGTCTACACCATTAACATGGTTGAACCACACAGAATTGCAACAATCATTTGCAGTGTCAAATCGATAGTGATTTCCGTTGATGTCGCGAAATACCAATGTCCATGCATCGTTGCCTATGAACATTCCGTTTATCTTTTTATTAACTAACACACTAAAGCACGACATCGCTAATCCTTTCTTTTTTAACGCGGCCAATTCGGCTTGATTTGTCCCAGTCGTAAGCAACACCGTCTGGACACACACCGTCTTTGACAGCGTCAACACCAAACACCCCGCATACTTCGAAGTCTGCTCCTGCAATGGTTACAAATACTCCAACAGTTTTGGCAAAGCTCATGGCCTCGTCCAAAGTTGCACATACGTTTAATGTTAGGTTATTTTTGCTGATTACTTTGTACATGCATCAATTATACTACATTGTTGATTTTTGGTCAACCATAAAAAAGCAAACATACTGATTTCGCTAGGGCGTGTGTGAGATATCAGCATCTCTATGGGTCTTGCACCCGATCACCTGGTCCACTGGATTGTATCAAGCGCCAATGGTAGGTATACCCCTACACGTCTAATGTTTGCAAAACTGGTAGGTCATAACGGTAACGATCCGCTGTATGTGCAATGTCAATGCACCGCTCTACCTTTGAGCTAATGACCTAAATATTCATCAACTGCTTTCGTGAGTGTCAGTACCGCGTGGATCGTTTTCATCCGGTTGGTACAGATATGGACGATGTTTGATTTCTTCTTGTTCATCGTAAGTCCAACCCAGTGCCTTCATCATGCGATGTTTGACCAACAAGTTGGGACTGCGAAACACCTCAGTATCATCAAAGCCCAGCATGACACCAACTTCGCACACTGCACCACTACGGCAAACACCCGCCACACAGTGAACAACCACATTCATGTGATTGTCCTTTGCATGTTGCAATAGTCGAACAAGCTCGTTGGCCTGCTCTTGACTGCACCGCATGGCTTCGTCTAATGCAAAATCATTTTCTTCAATGTCTAAGAATTCAAATTGATGAACTTGCTTGAACTTGTACAAGGGTGTGGGAAAGTCACCAGGTGGATCCACAATTTGAATCAGCATAGCGTTCTCACCGGGATTGATATGAAATCCCCGGGCAATGTCGCTTTTGGCTACGTTTTGAATCCACGGCATGGTGCACTCCTTTTGATTGGTACCCTAGCGTGGGAACGATCCACGGACCTACGCCTTATCAAGACGGCGCTCTACCACTGAGCTACTAGGGCAATAAATGGTACCTGGACACGGTTTCGAACCGCGGACCCTCTCCGTGTAAAGGAGACGCTCTACCCCTGAGCTATCCAGGCAAAATCTCAACTGGGGTGTCACACGGGGAACGATCCCGTACTACCAGTTTCACAGACTAGTGTGCGAACCTCTACACTAGTGACACCATAGAACTTATTCCAACTCTGTTGGCGGCAAAATACCATTGCTATGTCGATCTGTAGATTTTTCTACATCTTGAAACAATCTCTTTTCTTGAGTTGTTAGTTTATCTTTGTGTGTTTTCCTAGGATTACCACACAAATAACATTCAGGGTTACCACAATCCATGGCGTGATGTTTTGCTAATCGATGAGGCTCTTGTATGGCTTTATCTTTGTCAGTTAACCCATGTGCTTTGGCAATCTTGACTTGCTTGTTTACAGCATTTTCATCTTTTTGAATACGCTTCGAACGTTTGAATTTATCTGACTCACTGTTCATGCCATGATCCATCTTTGTGTTTTTCAATTGCCAACCTCAGAGCCTGCTCAACATATTGGTTAAACGTGATATCCAAGTCATGCGCCGCCTTCATGTATTTTAGCAAATCCTCGTCGGAAAAATCAACTGGCATTTGTACTCGAGTATCGTAAACCTCGCCAGCTACAATAGCTAGACCCTTTTGGATCCACTCATCGTCAACTTCAAGATTGATATACTCAACATCGTCCCAGGCTTGATTACCTAATTCTCCGCGGTCAACGGATTCATCGGCATGTGCTTGAGTGTACTCAGAATTGATAATACGATATGCACGATTGTTAGTGTAGTCACAAACATCAACTTCGTAGACCTCCTGAGTCTTTGTATCAAACACAATATTGGCACTCCAGCCGCCGGCGCCGTGAATACCATTCCACGCACTCAGGCTATATGCATCATCACCAAAACAACTCCAGCCGTAGTCGCTACCCTCGGTAACACGATAATTCACTACTTCCATGAATTCTTTAAAAGTAATCATTTCAATTCCTTGGTTTAAATTACTGTCTCTGCATGTAAAATTATACACTAACTGCAATTTGTTGTCAATGCATTTGTTTTGCCAGTTATGATTGGTACCGCTGAAGGGAATCGAACCCCTATCCCGACGTTCGTAGCATCGTATTCTTATCCATTGAACTACAGCGATATAAATTGGTCGGTGTGACACGATTCGAACATGCGACCACTGCGTCCCAAACGCAGAGCTCTACCAGACTGAGCTACACACCGATTAACTTGCTACAATTTTTGGAATGTATGGCACTGCTCTAGGACCACCATACAGTTGTTCAAAAAGTCGTTTAGCCTCTTGCGGGGTGTCCGCATAGATACGCTTCTTTTCTTCACCTTGTGGTGTTCTTACAGTTGTTTCATACATTGGCATATTGTATCCTTGAATGGAGCGGGGTGCGAGAATCGAACTCGCAACTCTAACTTGGAAGGATAGCGTTTTGCCACTAAACTAACCCCGCTTGGTTTTTGGTGCCCCATGACAGAATCGAACTGCCGTAACCTGATTACAAAACAGGTGTAATACCATTATACTAATAGGGCATCTTTACTATATATCCTGGTAGTGATAAGTGGGAATGATCCACTCTCCTCGCCTTATGAGGGCGGTACGCATCCATCTACGTCATATCACCATATAGAAACACACTAACGAACCTGGCTGTGGGGATCGAACCCACTAAATCCCGTAGCACCAGCAGTACTGCTACGATACTGGTTAATGTGTTTTTATATGGTAGGGGCACAGGGATTCGAACCCTGACCTGGCAGATTAAAAGTCTGCTGTGCTAAACCGTTAACACTATACCCCCATATGGTCCCTCCACTGAGATTCGAACTCAGACTTCTCGGATTAAGAGTCCGGTATGCTAACCAGTAACATCTTGAAGGGATGGATCGTAAAGAATTGTCTTTTACGTGCCATCCAGGACCATACGGGGGTCTAGGATGACACTATCGTTTCGCTGAACGTTTCATGTCATTTTCCTTAGTAAAAACATATTATACGACAAATGTCATTTGTTGTCAAGTCATTTGTGGCTGAGGATCTAGGATTCGAACCTAGGAATGCCGGAATCAAAATCCGGTGCCTTGGACCAACTTGGCGAATCCCCAACAAAACTACAGGTACTCGTAGTTTACTGTGTCTGTGTTGGTACGGTAAACCTTGGCACCATTTTTGATATGGAACCTACGGGCCATCTCAGTGGGCGGACTCAGTGTAACAAACCGTTGAATACCTGGCTTGTTTTTTTGAATCCAGTCTCTTGCTTCAAAGATCAAGTCTCGTCCTGCTCCTGCTTCGTAGCTCCAAATGGTGTAGAAAACCACAACAATTGGCTCTTGGGAAGGAGTAAACAATTGGCTTTCACTTTCGGGCACAATTGACTGGTAGCTCACGCAAGTGATTGCGCGGGCAGTTGAGTCATTTTTGCGAGCAACAAAAATGTCTCTGTTTTCACCAACTCTTGAAGAAGTTGGTATGTGTGGGCGCACAGGATCTTGTGCAATAAACTCAAGAAATGAGTCAGCGGCTGATTTAATTAGATGTAACATAATATCCTTATATATCTATTTTTGTATTACAATAACATTAAACTCAGCATGGGCTCGGCTACAGCATAAGTATTCTTGATGCTAATTTCCCTAACAATCAATCCCACCCAAGTTTGTCAAGACATCAAAATTGATGTATCCTTAAATGGTCATTTGTTGTCTACCTTGGTTTGTGACCAAAAATGGACTTTTGAACATGAACTTGATGAAAGTGATATTTCACAAGACCATGTGTTAACTGTGACCATGC